CCAACATTAATTACATCCTCGAAGAATTAGAGGAGAACTTTCCACCAACCACACCAAACCCAGAGGATTCAATGCAAAAAATTATGTACAGATCTGGACAACGCTCTGTGGTTGAGTGGATTGTCCACAGAATGGAAGAGGTAAGAACAGATGGCTTATGATAGCTCAGGTAGGTGGGTTCCAAGTGAAGATTTAACTTGGTCCACATCTACTGAACAAGAGAAACAAGATCTCAGAATGGAGCTAACCAAATCTGGTTTAGACTGGAGGCACCAAGGTAAGTATGCTTTCCGTACAGATGTATGGGGAGAAATGACAGAAGGCGAACGCTTTGATGTACTACAGCAATACGATACTTGGTATGATAAAGGTGGACAACTAGCTTTGAATGATGAAGAGTGGGGTCTAGATATTGAACGAGGTATTACTTATGATGATGCAAAGACTTGGAGTACACAAGCTAAGTTTCATAACCTAACAGGTGGTAACATCGTTAGGTATACTGTAGGTAAAGACCTTAGAATGAAGAAAGAGTATGAAAAAGATGGTCAAGTTATAACTGAATACGGAGAGAAAGGAGGAGGTAGTGTAGGTATAGCAGGTGACAAAGAAGGTTACGACTGGGGTTCACTTACTAATCCATACAAGTACTCCGATAAAGTACGTGGTACATTAATCTCTGAAGAGAGAGCTGATGATGGTAGTCATATCTCCACCACTTATCAAGTCCGTGAGTACCCACTAGACTGGGCTAACTATACCAATGATGAATTGTATCGTTCAGCTATTGATGAAGTCTTAGAAGAAGATTACAATATGTTTATGGGTTCGGGTGCTGACTATGATAATGCTAAACAAGTTAGAGCTGCATCTAAAGAGATACAGAGCTGGGTTAATGAGCATTACAAGAAGGCACACGAAGAAGGTAAGGATGGTGCATGGGCTGAAGCTGAATGGGAAGCTGACAAAGCTAAACAGATGGCACTCAGTAGAGTATACAACAAACGTTACCCTGAAGGTAGAAACACACGTGGTTTCCAACACAACCAACAGGTAATGATTAGAAAGTATAAACCATTCCAGAAGTTTGATGAAACCACTGGTACGATGTCAAGGTATCATCCTGTTACAGGTGAGCTGAGATCAGAAGTTACTTACAAAGCACCACCACTTCCTACTCGTATGACTATTACAGGTAATAAAGCTGAGGAAGATGTGGATGCAGGTCATTACTATAGTCCTACCTTTGGTTATGAAGAGCAGATTACTGATAGTATGATGTCTGAACCACCTGATGTAGCTAAACCTAACATAAGTATTAGAGGTTTGACTTCACGTAAACCAGATAACATCAGTGGCTGGCAAGAGACTGGTAAAACTAAGGGGGCAACATGACAACAGACTGGAGTAAAACATGGGCTGGAAGAAATGGTTGGTACGATGGCTACGACTCTACTAACACAGGTAGTTTTGTAGACATCAGTACACTATCAGGAGCTGAACGTGATGCTGCTATCACATCCGTAAGAGAAAACATCATTGGTTTACTAGAACAGAAAGGTGTAACAAGAGCACAGATCTTAGATCCAACAAGTGATGTTGGTCAGTTCTATCAGACACAAATGGCTAACGCTGCTAGTGGATCTGATAATGCTACTAGAGATGCCTTCCAAGCTGCAGCTCAAACCACTACATCTAATGTAGATCGTGGTAACACGTGGGGTGCAGATGATGATGCAACTATAGGTCGTACATTTTTAACTCAAGGTGTTACTGATACTACAACTATTGATGATTTATATCAATCAGGTTTTGGTAGAGCTGCTGATGCAGCAGGTAAAGCACACTGGGAAGCTGCGTTAGCTAGTGGTACTAGCATAAAAGATATTGCAGCATCCTTTGCTAATTCTGAAGAGGCAAACATAAGATCTGCTTACTCTGATATCTATGGTAGAGATGCTGATGATGCAGGTTTAAGATACTGGAGAGATGAAGCTGGTTCAGAAGGACAAATGGGTCCGCTCAGTAGTGCCAATGCTAATGCCTTTGACGCATCAAAATTAATAGTTGACAGTTTGAATTATAGAGGTGCTGATTATGAACAAGCTGAATCATCCATTAGAGATGCAGGTTGGGAGTACTTAGGTCAAGCATCTAATCAAGCTCAACGTGATACGATGCCTAATCTAGGTGGTAATCAATTGTTCACTGCAATGGAGAATACTCAAGTTGTTGACTGGGTACAGAAAGTACAAAGTGGTGAGATGTCTTTAGAAGATGTTATCGGTGGAGGACAATTAGACTCGGACGGTAATGTAATCTCTGGTAGTGGAGGTATATTATATAATAGAGGAGATTATATGGATGCTCATAATCAATACGATGTTGATGACTGGGATGAAGATGGAGCTAACCCAACAGGCATGGGTAGATTTGCAAGTCTTCAAGATGTACAAGCAGCTATAGATGCTGGTCAAACACCTGATGATGTTCGTAAGATACTCGCCAAGACAAAGTGGGGTGCTCTTACACATGAGAAGTTGAAAAACTTTGGTGATTATGGTACGTCACAAGATTTATATAATCAAGCTCAAGATTTCACTTCAACTTACTGGGCACCTGAAAAGAATACTAACCCAGCTCAAGGTGATTGGACACCAACTGTACCAACCAAACCCGGTATCCCCGGTGATATGCCAGTAGATAGAAGGCAGATAGAATACATGCCAAACCAACAGGCAGATCAGTTTAGCTCAACTCCTTACGGAGCTGCTAAGGCAGCGTTTGATGCAGAACAAAGTAAGATACAAGTACCTACACAACCATTAGCAACACAAGACGTAGGCCAAAGGTTTACAGGTACAAGTGCTAAGGGTGTGGCGTTAAAGAGATCTAAACGATCTAAACTAGGTACCATTAAAGGTACTGGACAATTAACTAGAGAACAGCAAACTCAATCACTTAATATATAATGTCAGCTAAAACAAGATATGACAGTTTAGCATCAGAACGTTCTCAGTTTCTAAACATAGCGGAAGAGGCAGCCAAGCTGACTATCCCCTATCTAATTCGTGGTGAAGAGGAGTACATGCATGGTGCAAAGAACTTAAGCACACCATGGCAATCAGTTGGAGCTAAAGGTGTAGTCACCTTAGCAGCAAAACTACAACTTGCATTAGTACCAGTTAACACTAGCTTCTTTAAGCTTCAGATTAACGATGCAATGCTAGGACAAGTTGATCCTCAAATGAAATCTGAATTAGATTTATCCTTTGCTAAAGTAGAGAATACCATAATGGATTCTATCGCAGCATCAGATGATCGTGTTGTTATACACCAAGCTCTTAAGCACTTGGTAGTATCAGGTAATGCGTTAGTCTTTATGGGTAAGGATGGTTTAAAACTCTTTCCTCTACATCGTTATGTTATAGAACGTGATGGGAATGGCAATGTAATTGAAATTGTCACCAAGGAAAAAATTAGCAAAAAATTATTACCAGATTTTCAAGATGAATTATCTCAGCAACCTGAACAGGTAGCAAAAGATAACGATGACGTTGATGTGTACACACATGTCCGCCGTGATAACAACAGATTCCTCTGGCATCAAGAAGTTAATGATAAAATTATACCTAAGTCAGTAAGTAAAGCACCAGTTGAAACAACACCATGGTTACCTCTACGATTTAACACAGTAGATGGTGAACCTTATGGACGTGGTAGAGTAGAAGAATTCATGGGTGATCTTAAGTCACTTGAAGCTCTGTCACAAGCAATCACTGAAGGAAGTGCAGCCGCTGCTAAGGTAGTGTTTGTTGTCTCCCCCTCCAGTACAACTAAACCTCAGACTCTCGCAGCTGCAGGTAATGGTGCTATCGTTCAGGGTAGACCTGATGACATAGGTGTAGTACAGGTAGGTAAACAGGCTGACTTTGCCACGGCATATCAGATGATACAAACCTTAGAGAAGAGATTGTCTGAAGCATTCCTCATACTATCAGTACGTCAATCAGAACGTACTACAGCAGAGGAAGTTAGGATGACACAGATGGAACTGGAACAACAACTCGGAGGACTCTTCAGTGTGTTAACTACAGAATTCCTTGTGCCATATCTCAATAGAAAGCTAAGTGTGTTTGAAAAAACAGGGGAGATCCCTAAGATACCTAAGGGTATAGTCAAGCCTACCATTGTGGCAGGTGTCAACGCACTAGGTAGAGGACAAGACCGTGAGAGTCTTGGTCAATTCCTTACGACTATCTCACAAACAATGGGACCAGAAGCTACTCAGCAATACATAAATCCTGAGGAAGTCATCAAACGTCTTGCAGCTGCACAAGGTATAGATATACTTAACCTTGTAAGAGGTATGCAAGAGGTACAACAAGAACAGCAAGCAGCAGTTCAACAAGAACAACAAGTTGATCTAGCTAAAGCTGAGATGGCATCACCAATGATGGACCCAAGTAAAAACCCAGCACTAGGAGGACAACCAGTTGGAGAAGGTCAACCCGTCCCGCCCACGGAAGGCTAAACGTAAAGTTGTTAAGCCACCCGAAGAGGCTAAGACAGAAAACAAATACTCACCGAAAATGAAAGTCGGTAAACCAACCATCAAAGCACCCGGTACTAACGAGGTAGTGACAGTTGGTCTAGGAAATCTTACAGTAATCACCCACAATGGCAACACTAACGTATGATTCAAACGAAGCTCAGGAAGGTGAGCTATCGACTGAAGAACAGGACTCCCTGAAGGTAGGTGAGGCTCTTGCAGAACAGGAGGATAAGAAATTAGCAGGTAAATTTGAAGATGCGGAAGCTCTTGAAAAGGCTTACATTGAACTTCAAAGCAAACTTGGAGAACCTAAAGAAAAGGAAGCTCCAGTTGAAGAAGAGAAAACGGAAGCTAAAGAAGAAGTTAAAGAAACAAAAGAAGAAGAACCAGATTATGAGTTCTTAAATAAACTTTGGGAAGAATCTAAGAATGATAAGTATTCAAATGAAATACTTGATCAACTTAATGGTATGAAACCCGGTGATGTTGCTCAGTTATATCTGAACTATCGTGCAGGTGTTGATACAGAACCACAAGACCTGACACAAGAACAGGCAACAGACCTACAACAGTCTGTAGGTGGTGAGAAACAATACAACACTATGTTACAGTGGGCAGCAGATAATTTTGATGAAGCAGAGATCTCTCGCTATGATAAAGTCATGGACTCTGGAGATCCAGACGCTGCTTACTTCGCTGTACAAGCCTTAGCTGCTAAGTACAATGATGGAGTAGGAGTAGAAGGGAAGATGCTTACAGGTAAACCAGCTAAAGCTCAGGGAGATAACTTCCGTAGCCAAGCTGAAGTAGTTAGAGCAATGAGTGATCCTCGTTATGAATCTGACCCTGCTTATCGTCAGGACATCTACGATAAACTAGAACGATCTAATTTAAAATTCTAATCATGCCAAGAGTAAAAGTAAAAAAACCACCAACTAAAAAAGTAAAATCTAAAGGATACTAATTATGGGAATGGCTTACAATCCAGACCAAAGAGCTGATGATTTCCAAGTCAAGTATGTAGTTAATGCTACAGGAGATCGTTGGTTTATACCTTACAATGAGAACAAATCTAAATCAGATCAAGTTTCTCAGTGTAATACACTAGCTGGTCATACAGCTGACAGTAGCGATGTCGCTAGTGAGCAAGTAGCATCTTAGAGATAGTCGTGGCGACCTGAACCTTCATCATCGCCATTAATCTACCTCTTAATGTTATGACAACAACAACCGAATACGGTAAACAAAACATTTTCGCAAACGAAACACCACCTAGATTAATGAACGAAAACGAAT